TGTCTCAACATGGCAAGGCTGTTCGTCAATGAGTAATTTTGGTCCAACAGAGATGAGTAATGGCACCAACTTCAGTAGCGCATGGCACTCCTGCTCGGCCCTTACCACATTTCCGGCGGGCGCAAAGCTCGGCACGAGCGCGACAGGCAGTGTGAACTTTACAGCCGCATTTCAGTCCAGTGGGCTTACTTCATTTAACACACCGTTGCCGACAGCGACTAACGTGTATCTTGCTTGGTATGGATGCACAGCACTTACTAGCTTTAGTTCGGAGCTTCCATCAGTGACTTACGCAGGTTATGCGTGGACTGGCTGCTCATCGCTTACGAGTTTTAGCACAGAGCTTCCATTATCTAATAGATTTGTTGTAGCGTGGCAAAGCTGCTCATCACTAACAGACTTCTCGGCAGACGTCTTTGCTAATTGGAATCCTTCAAGCATAACAAGTGGAGTTTTTGATAACACATGGGACGGCTGCACGGCACTCACCGCTCAATCGGTCGAGAACATCTTAACATCCATCGACGCATCAGGCAAATACGCAACATCAGACGGTGACGCTTATGTTAATGGAGTAAATACACAACTAGGTGACGCTGGCATCGACATCGACTACGATGGAACAACGCTCAGTGCCGCGACGAACTCCGCAGTAACATCACTCAAGGCCAAGGGCTGGGTAATAGTTGTTAATGGTGTAACACTTTAAAATAATGACAGACGAAACTCATCGATTCTTCCGCTTCAGCAATGAGGCTTCCTACGAGCAGCTCACAGCTGCTGGTAACACCGCAAGGTCACTACCTGACGGCAACGGAACTGAACGCTGGCTGGCTCTTTGGGATAGCACTTTCTTAGACCCTGAGACCAACAGCGATAGACTCTATTGTGTGAAGCGCAGTGGCATCCTTGAGTCTGATAACTTTGACCTAGAGGGTATTGAGGAAATCAACCTTGAGACTTATCTACAACGACTACGCTGGGAGCCGCCTATTGAGGACGACCTTGAGGCACTCGACGAACTAGAAATTTTAGACTAATGGAAGACCAAGAACCACTTACAGAAATCGAACAGTCACGAGCTGACACTGGGTTTCGTTATTACGTTGTCCAACCCGACGAACTTTACACGGGACTTGTTGCTGCTGTTGATGCTGACCGTGGCTACCCTAACAAACAAGGCACTACGCTTACCGGACTTCCACCTGTTGACTCACTTGCTCAAGCTACGGACGGCTCTGGTAAACTCATTGCTATCGACTGCTGGAGATTCACCGCTAACGATGACCTGATGCTTGAGGGGACTGAGGGAGTCCAAGAGCTTACTCAACTAGAATTTTTATCAATCAAACCTCAACCCGAGGAACTACTTTAACAACAATAACACATGCACGTCGAGACAGCACAGCAACTCTATACCACCCTAGAAGGCGCACGGTATTCCTACCTTGACCGCGCTCGGGTTTGTTCGAAGCTGACCCTTCCTTATGTTATGCCAGACGAGGGCTTCGGTCCTCACAGCCGCCTAGAGACACCTTTCAGTGGCGTCGGTTCCCGTGGTGTTAACAATCTTGCCTCTAAGCTGTTGCTTGCGTTGTTGCCACCTAACTCACCTTTCTTTAGATTCCAAGCCAACGAAAAGAAGCTTGCCGAGGACGAGACTCCGCCTGAGTTAATGAGTGAGATCGAAGCATCTCTCCAAGCCCTTGAGGAGCTAGTGATGGATGAGGTTACCCGAGGTGCATACCGGGTTGCCATTCACGAAGCTATCAAACACCTTATCATCACCGGTAACGCATTGTTATATCTACCGGATGAAGGAGGACTCCGAGTGTTTCACCTCGACCGTTTTGTTACTCAGCGTGATCCTATGGGTAATTTGTTATCTGTGGCCACCAAGGAGTCTGTTGCATTCAGCACTCTTTCGGAGGAGATACGCCAACGACTTCAACAACAAGATCCGAACCTTGCCGAAAGTGACGCTAAGGTGGACTTGTTTACCGCCTGTAGAAGGAAAGCCAAACACTGGGAGATTACTCAGGATGTTAATGGTGTAGATATTCCGTATGCTGGTGGTAAGGTAACAATGGAGCGCAACCCGTTCATCCCCTTAAGACTTTCTAGGATTGATGGTGAAGCTTACGGACGTGGGTTCGTTGAGGAATACCTCGGTGACATCCAAAGTCTCGAAGCGTTGACCCGTGCTATTGTCGAGGGATCGGCTGCTGCTGCTAAGGTTCTCTTTCTTGTTAACCCTAATGGCACCACACGCGCCCGGACGTTAGCTGAAAGCCCCAACGGTGCGATTGTCCAAGGCAACGCCGCTGATGTTAACACTCTCCAGCTAGATAAGTTCAACGACTTTAGGACAGCCCAGGTTACCATGGAAGCAATCAAGGACCGCCTTGGTGCTGCCTTCTTGTTGACCTCAGGTGTAGTCCGACAGGCCGAGCGTGTTACAGCCGAGGAGATCCGTATGTTATCCCAAGAGCTTGAGGCTTCCCTAGGTGGTCTTTACTCGCTCCTTGCTGCTGAGATGCAATTACCATTGGTGAAGCGCATCATGTCGGTCATGCAAAAGAAGAAGTTGTTACCTAAGCTTCCTAAGGACTTGGTGAAGCCAGTTATTGTTACCGGGGTAGAAGCCCTTGGTAGAGGTAACGATCTTTCTAAATTAGATTTATTCCTTGCCGGTGCTGCTCAGGTCGTAGGACCAGAAGCTATCGGCCAGTTTGTTAATGTTGAAGACTACTTTAAGCGTCGTGCAACTGCTCTCGGTATCAAGACCGAAGGACTCATCAAGAGCACCGAGCAGATGCAACAAGAAGCACAGATGCAACAGATGCAAGCTATGACTGAGAAGCTAGGACCAGCCGGTATTAAAGCCTTGAATGATCAAGCTATGGCCGGTAATATGCCATCAGTTGAACCACAAGAATAAATATGGAAAGCGTTACATTTAGCGAACCCACAGAACAGGAGAATATATCTCTTGAACAACAGGCTGAGATGCAAGAATCTGCACAACAGTCCAATGAACAACAGCCCGAAACGGCTGAAGCAACTCCACAAGACCGCCCTGAGTGGTTACCGGAGAAGTTTGATAACCCGGAGGCTTTAGCAGACGCTTACAGCAACCTCGAAAAGCAGTTCCACGAGAACAAAGCCGAGCCATCCGAGACCGACGATAATAACACCAGCACACAGGAGGTAACCAACAGTGCTGTCACCAGCGCATCCGAAGAGTTCTTTGAGAAAGGTGAGTTATCCGAAGAGACCTATAAGAGTCTTGAGGCTAACGGCATCCCTAAGGAGATGGTTGATATGTATGTTAATGGCTACGAAGCTGTGGCTAACCAACAACAACAAACCTTGATGAAGGAGGCTGGAGGCGCTGAGAACTACGAGGCTATGTCCGAGTGGGCCGCTACATCTTTAACAGACCAAGAACAAGAGGTGTATAATAACACTGTCGAGTCAGGGGATGTTAACGCAGCAACCATGGCGATCCGTGGTCTCTATGCTCGCTTTCAGTCGGACGGTGGAACACCTGTTTCTCTTGTCCAAGGGGACACCTCGGGAACAGCCGGGGCCATGCCCTTTAGCTCCTCTAAGGAGATGACGATTGCTATGCAAGACCCACGCTACGGTTACGATAACAAATACCGGGAGCAAGTCTCACAGAGGCTCTCCGTCACAACCGCATTTTAATTATGTCATCTATTATTACTTACATCCTCGACAACAGAACTGAACTACTCGGAGCGATCTCTATGGTCATTGCCGCGTGTTCCGCTATCGCCGCTCTTACACCTACACCTGTCGATGACGGGCTGGTCAAGAAGCTTTACAAGGTTGTCGATTTCCTTGCACTTAACATTGGTCGTGCCAAACAAAAATAACAACATTTAAACACACACGTACCACATGTCTGTGTCTCTGCTAGTCAAGTTACTTATATCGTTTCCTCGGTTAGCAGAGGCATTTCGTGGTCTTATGGAAGCCTATGAAGAGAAACTTTATGTTGAGCGCCACAGCAATATGCGTGATGTTATTGATGAGTGGATGCACTCCGACTCTTCGTCCGACAAAGCTCCCTTACTTTTTAGAGAAGGTCAAAGAGCAGCCATGGACAAAGGACCAGAAGCAGACGGTGGGGGAGATGTTACATTACATCAACGACCTAGAGAACAACCAACATGCCCGTTAAAGGCTGAAGACTGTCCTTACAACAAGCTTTAGATCTCAGAAGGTGACTATCTTTTCGCAGTCACAGCACAACCAACCCCAACACTAACAATAACACATTATTATGCCCACCGTAGGAGATAAGTCGTATCCGTATACCCCTAAAGGTAAGAAAGCAGCTAAGAAGGCCGCCAAGCGGAAGGGGTTGAAGATCATGTCGAAGAAGAAAGGAAAGGGGACTTGAGGGAAGTAAATGACAACCTCCTGTTAGGAGATGTTATTCAAATAGATTTCCTAGACCACGTGCAAGACAGCACCGATGGTCCCCTTGAATGCTCAGTCTATGGTTCCCTTACGGACATAGGCGATAACTACCTTACTGTTACCTCATGGCAACCTAGTGATTGCTGTCAGGATAACACAACAACTTTCACCATTATTACAAGCTGCATAAGTAGCTTGGTGGTGTTTAAACCAAACGTCATCATAAAGATAGACTCCCCCGAGGCCGACGATGAGACCCACTGCGGTGGACAATCAACAACTCCGAACCCGGTTATGGACACATCAGAATGAGGACAACCTTAACAACAACAAATAGAAACCCCCTAAACTATGGCTAACACCCTACCGTCCCGCTTGGGACTTGTTAACAATTCGGGAACAGCAGTTGATGCTTTGTTCCTTAAGGTGTTCTCAGGAGAAATCCTGACCACCTTCGAAGAGTTCAACGTGATGAAAGGACTTCACACGATTCGGACTATCGCTAACGGAAAGTCTGCTCAGTTCCCTGTAACTGGCATTGCTTCGGCAGCTTACCACACACCAGGTGAAAACATTGCGGATTCAACCGCTGGTTACCTGAGTCAGATTAAACATGCTGAGAAAGTCATTAACATTGATGATGTCCTGCTTGCTTCAACCTTCATCGCAAACATTGATGAGCTTAAGAACCACTACGATGTCCGTAGCATTTACGCTAAGGAACTCGGTAAGGCTCTTGCCAAGCGTTTCGATCTTGCAACCATGAAGACCCTTGTGGCTGCTTCTCGTTCTGCTGCGACTATTACTGGCGGTAAAGCTGGTATCCAGATCGACAGTAATAGCGGCGGCGTAACTGCTCTTAGCGGTGCTGAGATTCAAGCTGCCTTGTTTACTGCTGCTCAGAAGCTTGACGAGAACGACATCCCAGATGACGGTCAGCGTTTCGCTATCCTTAAGCCAGCCGATTACTACACCTTGATTGCTTCTGGTGAAGAGGTTGTTAATCGTGACTTTGGTGGTCGAGGTGATGTTGCCTCTGGTCGCATCCCTATGGTTGCAGGTATTAACCTCTACAAGAGTAATCACCTTGCTGATGTAGCTGCTAACCTCACTTCTGTTACTACTGGTGACGGATCGGCCGCAGTTAAGAACGATGTGTTCGGTGGAACTAGTTACGGTGAAGGTTATAACGGTAACCTCCTTGCAACTGAGATCATCGGTGGACACCCATCGGCTATCGGAACTGTCAAGCTCCTTGATCTTGCAACCGAAAGCGACTACAAGGTCGAACTACAAGGAAGCCTGTTCGTAGCTAAATATGCTATGGGCCACGGTATCCTTCGCCCCGAGGCAGCCTTTGAAATCAAAGATATCGCCTAATACCCCCCAATAACCCCAACGGTCGCACTCCTTTCTTTAATGATTGGGGTGCGGCCTTTTCCTTTCTTTAATTACTATGGCTACCCTTACCACCAAACTTGACGCTGTTAACACGATGCTCGGTTACGTTACCGAAGCACCTGTAAACTCTATTGCTAACACTACTTCTTTGCCGCCTTCTGCTGCACTTGCTAAAGGTGTTATTGACGAAGTGTCACGTGAGGTTCAACAAGATGGGTGGCACTTTAACACAGCCCAAGACTACACCTTGGAAGCTAATGTCTCCAATAAGTTTGTGTTACCTGACAACGTCCTTCAAGTGGACACAGTTGACACCACCTATGATGTAGTCCAACGAGGCGCCACATTGTTCGACCGTGAGAACTACACTGATACATTCACTGTAGATGAGCTTAAGGTTAACATAACATTTTTACTTGAATACGAAGAGCTACCCGAACAGGCTCGACGTTACATCGCCCTCAAGGCATCCCGGATGTTTGCTAACAGGCTTGTTGGCTCCCGTGAGATTGAGGCACTTATTTACCGTGATGAGATTCGCGCCAAGGCAGCTATGGAAGAAGCTGAAGGCAACAACTCTGATCGAACAATCTTCGACAACTACGACACTGCCACACGCATCGGCATCAACCGCCGCACTGACCTTGCTTAATTGTAACAATGGCCAACATAACAACTACCGTTCCCAACCTCATCCAAGGGGTCAGCCAACAGTCACCTCAGG